ACATCATTGTCAGTTGTACCAACACGCAATTCAGTTTCTAACAAACGAGTTGCTACGAATTGTAATGCAGGAGGTAGAACCAATTTTTTAGGTTTAGCAGCAATCAATAAACCACGTTCGTCAACCCACAAGGCAATTTGAATAACCGCATTTTCCAATGAAGTTTCGTTCAAATCAGCTGGTGTAGATGGTACGTTAGAAATTGTTGAGCCATAAACTAAAGGATGTGCACTGTTACATAAAGATTTGCCGTCACCACCAGTATAGTTGGAGTTGAATGCATTGTTTAGTACAGCAGCGCCTTTAACTTCTTTGGTGTACGCCATAGCGCGAGCCAATGCTTTTGTATAACGAGCAGACAATGAGTCATACAAGTTATCTTCAATAGCTTCTTCAGTTAAAGAAAAGCCCAGAGCGATAGTTTCGTGGGTGTAGCGAGTAGACCAAGCTTCTTGCGCATTGTCATACGTAATACCTGAGCCTTCGTTTTTAACCGCAGCGGCACCAAAGCCAGACAGTTTTTGTTCTTCTTCGAAAGAACGATCAGATGATTCAGTTTCGAAGATTTCTTTATACTTCTCACCATAACGCTCATATTCTAAACCGAACAGAGCATTAAGACCGGGAAGTAGTTCTTTTAGTAGTTGCGCGCGTGAAATAGCAGCCATTAGTTAAACTCCTTAAATGCCGACAGGGTTGCGATATGCGTGACCACCAACGACAGTAATAGCCACAGCTGAAACAGCAAATGGAGTAGTACCTGATTGAGTCACAGCCGCAGTCATTGTTGGTGCTGTATAAGCTACGAAAGCTTCTACAAACGTACCGTCAGATAATGCAGTTTCTTGAACCATACTAACAATGCGCAAAGGCAGTGTTGCAGTAGTGTTTTTAGAAGCCAAATCAACTGAAATGGCGCTGTTACCAGTAGCAGTATTAACGCCATCAACAATAGAACCTGAGTTAGTAGGGATGAAGTAACCAATGTTTTGACCAACATCAGCTAGAGTAGCAGCACCAGAAGTGTAAGCTGTACCAGCATTAGTCAAGTTAACCTTCATTAAAATTTGTGGGTCGTCAGCAACAATAGCAACGGCATCAGAAGCAGAAGTTCCAGTAGGCCAGTATTGTGAGAAAACTTTGTATTTTAAAGTTGGGCTAGTGTAAGAGCAACCTAAGAAGATACCGATTGGGTTAATAGCCCAAGCAGTTTTAGCTCCAGTAGATGAATCTACACGTGCGATAGTACCATCAGCTAATAGAGACACAGGGTCGCCATAACCAATATTTTTTGCGTAGCCAGACGCAATCGGTAAATACCGAGTTGCACCAGCGTAAGGCTGAAAGCCTTCTAAGGTATTCGGTAGAAAACCGTAGGGACCGACGTTGCTAGGATATGCCATAAAAAACTCCTAAATAAGATTCAACACGGCCCTAATTATTTAGGAACCGCGACCAAAAGACACTTTAGATGCTTTTTCAGAGAAAAGGGGCATCCGAGGATCATTTTCGCGCAAGAAGTTGTTATCAACAGACTCCACAGACGCTCTGGACATATTAGCATAATACTCTTTACGAGAGTTTGAGTTCTCGACAGTAGTCTTACACAAAACAAGTCCTCCAATTTCAATCAAACCTTGGGGTTTTAAACCAAAGGCAGCAAAGTCAGACAATAACTCAGGATGATCTTCCGCTTGACAAGGTATCCACCCCTCGCGTTTGGCCTTAGCCATATTCGCTGGATCAGGCACCCCCATCATAGAAACTCTTTTCCAGTGAAACACGTAGCCATCTTGTGGGTCTGGAGCTGGCAAATCATGCGCAGGTTTCCATGATACTGGACGAACTTCTTTTTCGCGTGTTTCTGTAGAGCGTGGTGCTCTGTCAATTTGTACGTTAGCCATTAAGTTGTTGCTCCTTTACTTTGTACTTGGCGTATACCTCTAAAGGTACTCCAAGACGTTTTGCTATAGCGACTTCAGATGTGTTCAGAGTGACTTTTTTAGGTGCAGTAGTTCTACCTACCGATGCCACTGGTGAAGATTTCTTTTTGTCGAAGTTCTTTGGGAATACTTCCCGTATGCGGGAGTCTACTCGCTGATAATACTCGTCAGAGGTAGGGTCTACACCGGATTTAACCAATTTTTCGTGCAGTCCATAAGCGAAGGCGGTCATCTCTTCATCTTTACCAAACCATGGATTCTTTCCAGCCCAGCTCTCGGCTTTATAGTCTCTTGGTGGCGCTTCTGGCACTGATGGTGGAATATATACATCATTACTTTGTGGTTGTAAAGCTTTTTGTTGTACAGGTGACGCTAAGTTAGCTAATTGCCGTTTTTGATTGGCTAATTCGCTTAACTCTTCCTGTGCTTCAAGTACTCCATCTGTATCGCCCGTTTCAAAAGCTTGACGGTATTTATCCTGCGCAATTTTATGTGCGTATTCTAAACGACCTTGAGCTTCCTTCGTATACTCCTGATGCCCCCAGTTAAGTGTACTTTTTAACTGTTCGTTTTCTGCAAGAATAGCCTGAGCAATACGTATAGCTTCAGCATTTTGTCTTTCTAAAGCTTCTTTCTCACGTTTAGCATCGTGGTACTTATGGTTTATCTGATTAATGCGCTTTTGAACGCCCTTAGAGTATGACTCTAATTCATCATCGTCATCGTCCTCTGTATCAGCTAACTTAGTTCTACCTCGATCTTCTTCAGGAGTATCGTCTACGATATCAACTTCGTAATCATCGCCCCCATCAAGATCTACATCAATATCTTCGTTTTCGTATTCTTCAGCCATTTATCCTCCTAGTATGCGCGGCTAATGCCACGTGGGTCAGCAACTGTACCTTCAATCATGTCATCATTTACTAAGATGAACTCTTCCCCATCAACAGAGAATCGTGAACCACGATATGCTCCAATTAACACGAAATCACCTTCTTGACACCAAGGACCTGTTGGGAATTTTACTTTATCTTCATAAGCCATGTTGCCTACTTTAAGCACCATACAAACTACAGCACCTGCCTCTTCTTTCTTTTTGAAAGCGTCTGGCATTTCAATACCGCTTGCTGTTTTATCCACTATCTTAGGTTTAATCAATAAAAGCTTGTATCCTACCGGATCTGGTAAGCGGTCAGCTAATGACTCCCCTTTTTCGATAGTAGCATCCGTATCTATATTTCCTATATCTTTGGTACTCATTAATTTTCTTCCTCGATTTTTTGCAGGTCTTTTAAACGATTAAGAGCTAAGGACAGACCCGTTATTGTCCCTACCAATAATTTATAAGACGGATAGTCTTCTACCCGCCCTCTTGCGAGGGCATCAGTGTGAGCGGCTATTTCGTCCTCAATATCTCTACGCAGTACATCTAGTACAGTTTTCATCTATTAACCCATAGGTGGTTGTGGAGGTGGTGCAGGTGCAGGTGCTCCTTGTGGTGGTGCAGGTGCTGCTGAGGCCGCTTGTGGCGCAGCTAAAGGCCTTGGTGGAACCTAGGTTATTTTTTGCGTTTTTATTTGTTGAGTAGCCATATCTAACCCTTTAAACAGCCCTTGAACCTTAGCGTCTTCGCCTTGAAGCATTAATTTAGCCTCATTATTTAGCATCGCTATCTCTTTACTAGCGTCAATCTTCTTAAGCTCGATCTCTTTTTTGTTATTGATTTCTTGCTCTTTCAGTTGTAACTCTTTCTGTTGCATCTGTACTACAGGGTCTTGAGCTTGCTGTTGAGCCGTTTGTTGGGCTTGTTCAGCTTGGTTCGCTTGTAGTAGTTGTTTAGCTGCATCAGCAGATAGTTTTGCCAGTTGCACTGCCATTTCAGGGCTTAACTCTGTATCTTCTGGAGGTAGTGTAGTACCTAACTGAGTCTCTATACCTCTACGGTATTGGAAGCCCACATGCTCCATGATATGTGCCATTAACGCCTGTTTTATGACAGAAGCTTGAGGGTTTTGTCCCATTGCTGCCGCTATCTTAGGGTCAGTTAGCATACTGTTATGTACTGTTAAATGCGCATCGTGGTCTTGTTCTATGAACGCTTTGACAGGTTTAGCTTTAAGAATGTCCATATTCTCTGTTACAGGATCAGTTGGTTTTTGATCTTCTTCCACAATAACTATCTTATCCGCGTCTTTAATACCCATAACTTCAAGCATTTGACGGTGTAATACAGGTAAGTTGTATATTTGTGGAGATTGTTGAGCTAACTGAATAGCTGCTTGGTACTGAATGATCCTTTGTGCCATAGTACTAGCGTTTGGATCAGAGACTGGAATAATATCAACCTTATCGTAGTCTTCTTTCTTAGCTGAGGGTTCAGCATCAAACTCTGGCATGTAGTCGTAAGCAGGGGCAGTATAGTCTCTTACCAACGCTGCAATTAACTTAAACTCTTGCTCCATCGAGTAGTGAACACGAGCCTGAACAGCCGACATCACCTTTAGAGTTCTTTCCAAGATAGCCAGTGTAGTACCTACTGGCGCCTCTCCATTCATGTTATCCAGCTTAACATCAGCCACTGCAGCTAATCTACGGCCTTCTTCTACTACGTTTTGTAGTAATGTAAATAATGTTTGGCTTGGCTCTTTATAAGGAAGCGGTAAGATGTTGTCTTTAATATTAGCTGACGGGACATCAACGTCTCTCCATTCACCCGGCATGATCGGAGTATCATCACCTTTAATCCTCATACCTCTAGATTTTAAGCCTCCGGGTAGGTTACTTAGTGTACCTGCATCAATTAACTGTCTGACAATAGAAGTTGCAGATTTAGCAAACCCACCAATAAGATGTATAAGACCGTAGCCATAAGCACCGAAACCGGGGATATAAGTATATTGTACAAAGTGTTGCTTAGCTTGTTTAAGAGGGTCATGTTCATCCCAGTTGCGTCTAATGGATAAAATCTCTTGTGTGCCTTGTTCAATGGTCACAACATACGGCAGGGCTATGCCTGTCTCTTCACCTGAGTCATCATCAACATCTTCAAACCCAACAAGGTCTAACTCAACCTGCATCTCTAATAGTCTGTATCTATTGTCGTATGTGGCTTTATACCCATCAGCTTCGTCTTTGCGCTTCTGAATATCGTCAAGGTCTTTTGTTGGCTCACCAAGGTCTATATCACGATAAAACTCCGCATACTGTAGCTTCTTAACATCATTCTTGGTTTTACGCATGACATGAGTCAGTCGCTCTGAAGTACGCGCATCAGAGGCTCCATAGGGGATATACAGATCTTCCGCAGGTACAAACATACTTACCTGACGGTTTAGTGAGGGGTCAAAATATACTTTCTTAAACGCGGCTCCTGCCAATGCTAAGGACCACAACATCTTTTCGTGTTCAGGTCTAAACTCAGTCATTTTTTCCGTAAGCTGGTAGTTCATGTCTTCTACAACACGTTCCGCAGACTTCTGGGTATCAGGGTCATCTTTACCGATTATTCGGGCTTTTACAGGTCCCTGAGCAGGAAATGTTTCAGAGATCATTTCAGATTGAAAGCGGATAGCCGCTTCCGTTAGCATGGGGTGGTATACACCACAAGCACCTTGCCAAGGTTCTGAACGCTCTTCAATTTTTAAACCTAACAAATCTAAGCCGTCTATATAGGTAGACTCCCACTCTTTACGAGCGTTCTTGTCATTGTTAAAGTCGTCCATCAAATCAGCTACTAACGAGGCCATATCCGCCTCATCCATGTACTCCGCGAGGTTCGCATCAAACCCCGGCTCTTGTTCCATCTCTACATCAACCTCAGTCTCAATAGGATCCATCGGATCCCCTATATTAACCTCTATTGGCGCTTCATCATCTTCTGTTAAAAAGGG